GATTTGTCCATGATTGCTCCCTTCTCATGATTTTATATAGTTCTCTGGAGAACTATTTTATCACTTTCGGAGGAGATGTCAAGAAAAAAGTTTCCATGGGAACTTTTTTGCTCTGAATTGACATTAGCAGCGATTTTCTCTATAATAAACACTAACTACTGCGGATTGATATCCATTCACACAAGGGAAGGAGAGAGCTTTCAAATGAAACCAGAAGAACAAAGAGTTTTAGGAATCTTAGCAACTATTTTTGGAGCCATCGCACTTTTAGGATCCTGGATCCCATTTATTAACTATCTATCGTTTTTCATCGCCATCGTCGCATTTATCTTGGGAATTATCGGCCTTATCGTCAACCTCAAAAAACGGAAAACAATGGCCATTATCGGAACATCCCTTGCAGTTGCTTCAGTTGTACTTTTCTTTACGACCCAGGTACTGTACGCTAATGTCTACAAAGAGTTTGTCAGGGAGTTTAACCGTTCCTACAGCGAGGCGAGTGCCTCAATGGAACGCGAAGAAGAGAGCGACTTGACAGATGATAGCGCCTATTCCATCCCAGAGGAGGAAGAAAACGATACCTTCACCTGGACCCAGGAACAGTTCGACGCCTTAATCGAAGGTGACCTTGATAACAAAGGAAAAGGTGGCACCAACTACAAGGATATTATCAAAAAACACGGACTACCAGACTCCGAGTTTGACTCCACTATTGGGGGTTACAATACGAGAAAAGTCACCTATCTCTCCATTGGTGACAAAATCAAGACTGTTACCCTAACTTTTGCAAAAGATGACAATGGGCAGCTCTTGCTGGTCCAAAAACATGCAGTTGGTCTAGGTCAAGGAAAAAGCAAGCAACAAAACGATTCTGAAAGTAGAGTCTAAGCTCCAATATAAAAAACGAACAGCTAGTAAAACTGTTCGTTTTTCTATTAGAATCCATCTACTTTTAAAAATGCCTTTACATTGTTTTACTATATCTTACAATACCTTTTAAAATGGCTATGTTTTTATCTTTAAAATAAATGTTTTTACATCGTTTTACAGAGGTTTACGGCATTTTTGCCCCTTTTTTGCCCCTTTTAAAACAAAAAACACTAGTGGGGCTAGTGTTTGAAAGTAGGTAGATAGATTAAAAATATCTACCTATATTATACCACATTTTGTTTTGGAGCGAATAAAAAAACCGCAAGCCAATGCCTGCGGTTAAACAATTAGAACAATATTCTAGAAAATTTCCTTTCTATTTTTAAAAAAATTATTTGGTAGTGATCAAGCCGTCAGGCTCGATGTTGAAGCTTTCTTTTTCTGCCAATCGGCCATCTTCAAGCATGAGGTAGTATCCGCCGTTGTAAGGCACGAATGCGTTTGATACCATGTCCCCATTCTCTGAATTGAGGTAATACCATTTCTCGTAATATTTAACCCAGCCAGTCTGCATAGAGCCATCACGATTGAAGTAATACCATTTTCCGTTGATTTTCTTCCAAGAAGTTGCCATGTATCCGTCCTTGTCGAACCAATACCATTTACCATCAGTGTGTTTTACCCAGTCTTCAGAAACCATATATCCTTCAGCATTGAAGTAGAACCATGAGCGATTTTCTTCAATGTACTCAAATCGGTCTTTTGGATAGGAGCCGTTAGCACGAACGAACCAGTAACCAGTATCGTCATTTTGCCAGCCAGTTTTGATTTCTTCGGCAGCTACAGATGGATTAGTCAGACGATACACGTAGTAGTAAGGTCGTCCTGCATAAAGCCAGATATCGTCATGGTCGTTCACTGTGATGCCGTCGAAACGATAGTTACAGTGGATAATGTTATCACTATCCACGAAAATACCAGTGTGCCCACCTGCTCCGCTAGAGTAGCCACGACGCCCCCAAATGAAGACGTCTCCACGCTGAGCATCCCATGGAGTATTCTCAGCAATGAGCTCATATCCGTTCTTTTTGAGCCAATCATGTTCATACTCAGTATTGACTGCCCATCCAGCTGATACGGCTCCAGCGCTTGTCAGAGCATAGTAGATTGAACTTGAGCAATCATAGGAATCAGGGCCATTGCGGTCATCCATACTATAAGATACTTGCCCTTTTCGAGCTTGCATCCAAGCAATAGCTGTTTCAAGATTTAATCCCATGATTACTGTCCTTTCCAAGCTTCATTCATCTGCTTAACGGCTGACTCGACAAATGTGTCTAAGTCCTTGTCAGTCATGCTGATGTTATATTTGGTCAGTTCAGCACGGATTTTAGTTCGTGCTTGCTCAAGTTTCTCTTGACCTTTATAGCCAGTTTCAGAAGCGACCTGCTCCACTGCGTTGACCGCATTCTTAGCAAGGATTTCAACGATTTTAATGGTCTTTTCACCACCTTTTTGTACAAGGTAGTCTTTGACTGCTTTGACTGCGATACCAGCCAAAATGACAAGGATGCTGATTGCTCCGTTTGTGATGATTTCAGTAATCTGTTGCATTTGTGTTTTCCTCCGCAATTTCTAAATTTAAGTATTTGTTAAATAGGGCATCGATACGCCCATTTCCACCAAGTTTCTTGTAGCTCAAGTGCATCTTGTGGATAATATCCGACTCATGAACACTTGTATATCCACGCTTGAGAGCGACTGTAATATCACGCTCTAGTCGTAGATACATTGTAGCTAGATGTGCTTCATCATGTACTGCTAGCTTGTTGTTGATTTCGGTTATATTTTGCTTGTTCTCCTCGCCAATAGCATGGATAGTGTTCAATTCGCCTTTCAGCTCATTAAATTGCTCTTTATTAAGATGTCCAGCTTTACTGGCTCGCATACCGAACCAACCAGTAGCGACAACTCCGATTGTAGGCGCTAATTGAGTGATAGCGTGGATTGCTTTTTCAAAAATTTCAGACCATGACATAAAATCCTCCCTAATCAATCCGTGGCATGACAACTGTCAAAATGCCCTTTTGCAACATTTCAGCAAGAGGCTGATCTTTATATGTGAACCCCTCATTTGCTTGCATCTGAAATTTAAAGATAGTCTGCGTACCTTGTGGCCATTTTGGATTGCCATCATGTGGATAAGGCATAGCCACAATATCGCCATTGTTGTATCTAGTGCCCTTAACTAGATGTTTAATAAATGCAGCAACCTTATTATAGGTATGAGTTGGCATACCTCCATTTTGTGAAATTGCAAGAGCAATGAGTACCTCTGTAATAGCTGAAACCGTGTCAATATTCTCTTTGTTCTCGGTTGCAGCTTGCTCAGCTTTATCCGTTGCCTCTTTGTTCTTTTGCAGCTCTTGAGTTACCTTGCTGAAGCGTTCATTTTCAGCACGCTGTGGAAAGTTTTCTTGATAGATAACATCAAGGGCAAGGTCAAGCAATTCTGTATTAGACAAACTGATTTTATCAGCTTGCAACAATATAGGTATGATAGCACCGTCTGAATTTACTAGAGTGACCTTGGTTGCTGATGCCGTGCCACTACTGTCATATTCCAACGACTTAGTTCCGTATTCTAGCTTCATATTTTCTCCTTTCGATTTAATTATCTTTGAAATACTAGGGATTTTTTACGTTTGTTAGATTTTGAAAGATACATTGTCGAAATTCAACCACTCAGAATCAACGTTTTTCTTAACAACAATGTTCCCATTCGAGTAAATTCCTAGAACAGCTACTGTATAGCTGTTGTTGAGTGCTGAGACAAATAGTGTTTGTGTTGGACGAAACCCAACAGGCAAAGTCCCGATTACTGTTTCATTGGCAATTTTACCCTTGTTTGCTGAACCTCTCAGATAAATCACTCCGTCAAATGTCTTGGAATATTGAACATTGTTGTACTGTTGATGATGATTCCAACCGTTTTGTAAAGGAAGATTTTGCCAAGTCGTGCTCTGAATGTCATCTTTAGTAGCAATCTCTTTCCATTGTGTCGGAGCCCATCTATTACCGCTGTTGTAGGTTCTAAAGAAAAACCTATTTGATGTTATCCCTGTGAAAAATTGCACTCCTTTCCAACTATCAAGCCAATAGTTTTGAAATAGTCCCCAATCGTTGCCAGTAGGGTTATCTGGGTATTTCCCATTCCTCCATCCAAACTCTGTCCCTTTTTTGTTCCAAACATCATCCCATTGAGCACTACCTCTACTTAGACCTCCAGCATTATCAGTCAGCTGATATTGCTGTATGGGCTTGTTGTTTGAGTGGATGTCACCTAAAACATCTAAAGAACCAGGTTTACCAAATTCCGCGACCTTACCGATGCCTACACGTCCGTTCTTATCATAGGACATTACCACGCTTTCAGTCGCAACCGTAAAAGCAAACTCAACACTTGTAAACTTATCTTCTAGCTTACCGATTACATGAAAGGATTTATTTGCTGGATAGTTACCCGCTAGGTTTGCTGCTGAATTAGTGAGTGTGTGTACCGTTGTATAGATACCTGTTGCACTTCCGTTATCAACCGTATAATTTGAATTGCCTAGCTGAGCAACTTTGAATGATAAGGCCATTGTGTTCCTTTGTTGTCCAGCTTGTGTGATAGGGGCTATTCGGGCATTTCTTAACACCTGCAATGTATTTGGATTACCTCTAGTTCTAAGAGCGGAGAAGCTAAAAGAAGGAGCATAATACTCAATCACATTGATAGTAATGTCTTTGGTATCGGATTGTTTCCCACGACTATCAAATACAGAGGCTCGGATTGTTACTGAGCCATTAAAGTTCATGATGCCGAAACTACCACCATTTTCATTGATAACCATTTTTTTATTAACAATTTCAGCACGATACCCTTTGATAGTTGAGCCGTAAGATCCGGTAGCTCCTACAAAGTTCACTTGGACATCTGATACAACTTGTAAAAAATTGTTACCACTCAATAACTCTCTAGTAACTCCATTTAAATCAACTAGATTTAAACCTGTAAATGTTGGCTTGAGATTGTTTGGAACACTTGCTGTAAAACTCGTTTGCTGAGTTCCAATTTTCCTAGTTCCATTATAGGTATCGACATAGATTACTCCGGCTCCACTTGTCGAATTTGGAATTTCACTTGCAAAATCACTAGGGATCAGCCAAGAATAATTTGTGCTTACGTTTGTTGCTATTGTTCCAGACTTTCTCCCCCACTCGTATCTTAGATTGTGAGTGAAAGAACTATTGTGACGGTTGATAGAAATAGCTAAAGATGAGCCAATAACTCCTTTTCCTACACTTGGAGAACTACCTCTTGGAATATCTGTAAGAGTTATATTTACATTAACCGTGATTGTTCCATGGATACCGTTGTTAGGGGTAAACGTACATGAAACAGGTAAACTCTTACGACCATCTGCATTATGGTTTATAGTGGTCGAACCATTAGCCAAAGCATATTCTTCACCGCTTGTCTCCCAAATCGGATAGCTACTGTGGATAGATTGTCCGTCTAGTTTTAAAGAAAGGTAGCTATCTCCTTGTTTGTTATAAGTTGGATAATTACCAGAACGGCTAACAGTCAACCACCAGTTGACTGTTGTACTGTTGTCAGCAATGTTCTGTGTCCCTTGCTCTATATATACATTTAGATGCAAACTCCTATCAGAGCCAGTATATTTAGCCATATTTCCTCCTTTTAGTTAACATATCGGATAACATTTACATCTTTATTAAGATGATACTGTTCTGTTCTAAAGTGTCCGACTTGAATCGATGTTGTAAAAATCCCGTTGTCAATATGGATAACCCCTTGACTGATATACATAACTTCCTTACCGGCCGAGAACATAGAAATTCGGTCATGAGATACCTTGATAGTTGAACTAGCATCACTTTTACCAATAATCATACCCTCGTTAGAAAAACTTATATGTGTATCAATAAAGTTTTTAAGTTCTTTCATGCCTCCGAACTCAGTAGTCAGCAACTCGATACGACGTGCCGCCTCAATCAAATCAGCTTCAGATTTTTTTTGAGAATCTTCATTTGCTTGTACAAAAGCTTTATAGGCTTTTTCTAACTCCCCAAAAGCCTCCATTGTTGCCATTGCTTTCAACTCTGCTTCATGAATCTGAGTTTTTTCTGTGAGCGCGTTAAGTTGCGCTTGAGTTAAACCTTGGTCAGCTTTTGAATTGATACCATCCCTTATATCTTCAACCGATTGAACATAATCTGGAAAATGAGAACCAATAGATAACATAGCATTCTCAATAGAAACTCTAGTCCCAGCAGGGAAACCATATTTTGTACCGAAGCGAATGAATACATTGTCTGTCTTGTAATCTTCAGAGGCGCTAGATAGATCAATTATGAACTCAAAATGCTGTCTAGCAGTTGTACCACCTTTAAATTTCAAGCTCTTATATGAATACCAAGGCGATGCTGAAAAGTGGACATCAGCAGTTTTATCTGAATCAAGAGGAGACAAGAAAGCAATATCAAAGGAAATTCTTACAAAATCTTTCTTAAATCGCTCTGCATTCTTCCAAAATTCATCCACAATATAGGTACGATAGTCAAAGGTTTCTTGACTATCTGTCGCAAATACCCTTGATGCTGAATCTTTAAAATAATTTCTTGTCCCACCTTTTATCTTCGCCCATCTATCAGTCCACTTATACTTTGTCTTATCTAAGCTATTTGCCTGTTCATAGTCTGAATAATAACCTTGATAGCGCTGGTTTCTATCCTCAAAAGAAAGGTCAGATCCATCCGAATTGTCAGAAAACGCAAAGTGCATGACGGTTGATTTCCCATCTTCTCCTTTCTGACCAGCTTCACCATCTGAAACGTTCACGAATGATAATTCATCACTTGCAACCTTATCATTATCAATGTAAGCTGAAACAAGTAAAGTAGAGGTTTTTTGAACATTTGAACCTCTTACAAGGTAGTTCATACCAGTTGTTAGGTTTCCATCGAATGACCAACGCCAAGTAACGCCAGCGGTAATAGGTTTGCCACCTTTATAAAGCGTTGGGGTAACTACACTTTCTCCAGCGCCATTCTTAAAAATCACCCCTTTATCTGTTGATAGTTTGATGATATATGGTTTGGAGGCTTCAAATAATCGAGCAAGTGCATTTTGGATGTCACTAGATAGATTATTTTCTAGCGCCTTGATGTTTGCAAAAGTTGTTTTGTTACTTGATGGATTTGTAAAACTGATTTTCTGTTCAGAAACGCGGGCTTGAATGATCAATGATGGTTTGAAACCATCATCATAGATTTTTACCGTATCTCCTACTTCGACATCGATATAACCATCAACTTCATAAGTGATAGCTGGATAACAATGTCTTTTCAATTTGAGATAAGCTAAACGCCTCAATTCGTTTGGCTCGTCTGTCTCGAAGTGAAAATCTTTTCTTGTCCATTGATCTTCAGCAGTTCCAGAGGTAAAAGTAGAGGGATAGAGCTGCATCGAAATAGGGGCATAAAGAGCTTGTCCTTTCTGATAAAACTCAACAACTCCTTTTTCATTCTTGATAGACCAGTCATCCAATCCCTCAATCGTCAAAACATCCTCAGTTGTATTTGTTTTTTCTTTTGGATTTGGTTTTTTCAAGACTTTTGTTTCCGAATTTGAAACCACGCCTCGGATAGTAGTAGTTACTTTTTGCTCTATCGAACCATCCGATCTAGTAGTTGTGGTAACAGTAACCTTAGTTTTACTGTCAATTTTTTTAACTTTTGTATGGACAATAGTTTTGCTTTTTATCCCCTCAGCATTTTTTGAAACAATAATTTTAGTTACTGAACCATCTGCATTTTTGATGGTGTCAGTAGTTAGGTCTTTATCTCCATCATCGCCAGAATCAGCAGTTGGCATTTTACCAGTCGGTCTGATTGTGTTAAAAATGCCAGTCTTATCAACTTTTCTAGTAATAGAGTTGATGTTTTTTCCGTATTTAACAATGACATCATTTCTTACACGTCCCACCCCTTGATGCGTTTCATCGTGTTCATGATAGACATTGACAACAAATTCCTTGATTGTGCTATCACGATTCAAAATCGTATCAAACTCTATTTCTGCATCAAACTTGTTAGCAAGGCTGAGCAAGCGGGCTAGTTTCGTATCCTGCCCTTCCCATTCGAGCGTGCGTTTTCTATCTGATATTTCATTGATACCAATAGAAAGGTGAGTATAATTTAAAAGATCCATCACCTCACAATACTCTTTGAAATTCATTGCTTTGTTAGATTTATAAGGGTTTGCAAGCTCATTGATTAACTCTAGATTGAGATTTTCACAATAACATTTGATTGTCTGCTCATTTTCTTCAACAATCATGATGTTAAACACAAAGCTTTTACCTTTATATTTAAAAGAGACAAATGCACGCTCATTCAAATGATGATAGGCTTTAGCAAGAGGCAAATCAGATTTTACAGCCTTTTTAAATACCGTAAACTCAAATGTTGACGAACCTGTTGCAAGACTTCTTGACCATGTATCATCATAATAGTTGAGAGTGTTTTGCTTATCGTTATCAATGTATGCAACTTTTTGTAAATTTGCATCATGGATTGTTAAAAGCATGACTAGATCCACCTTTCTTCTAGATTGACTGTAACTGTTGGCATCTTCTTGATAAAACTAGAAAAGTACAACTCTAACTGTGATTTACCAGGAGGGATAGAAATCCATTGAGAACCATCCACAACCTCTCCGGTTTTTGCCAAACCATCAACAAGAACACTATCATCCTCATTGTTTATTACAAGATTAGAACCAGGTTGAAATCTGTTTGGAATATCCCTTGTCAACGTCACAAAGTCTTTTCTATACATGAAATCATCAATGTACATGTGAGGCAATAAAGGACGATCTCTAACCGCTCCAAGAGTAATATGAATTTTTGCCGATTTCTTCCCTTTTAACTCTGGAATAGAGAAATTATGATGAGAGCCGTCGAAATATACTTGAACATTTTCGTCATTTCTCTTTAGTTCTGTCCAGCCTTTTTCAGCGTTAAATGGATCAAGCTTGCTAACTTGAACGCCAGTTCCTACAAAATACCACCACTTAATGTACTTGTAACCACCTTTGCCATCGGTTGTAAAGAAACTATATTCACAATCAAGAGTTTGATAGCGTTTATATGTTTCTACCCCATACAAGAAATTGCCATCTGTGTCTGAAACAGTAACCTTTATGAAACCGTATTGGTTAGCGGTAGCAGCCATGAATACCTGTCTCCATAACAGATAATCATTCAGCGAACCAACCTCTCCATTACTATCCGCTGGAATAGTCCAGGTAAGACTCTGAGCATTATTTCGGTCTTTCTCGAATGTTCCACGATCCCACAATTCGATGTGTGGACGACCCCATAGGCTAGTTTTACTCAAAGTGCCAACAAGCCGCTCTCTGTTATCGTTTGTGATTGCGACGCCTGGTGTTGCATTTTGGAGACCTTGCAAAATGTTAGTTCCTCGATAGTCAAGCAAAACCTCAGAGCCTTTATATGGTTCAGCATCTATTTCTTCACGATTTCCAAACTCAAAGGCTGAATTAGCGTTCACGATACCTACATATCCATTTTCTGAATTATGTTTAATTGTGATGATTGGGTATGCTGCCTCTGTTCCGTTGTTTACAAGGTCAAAAACAAGCCTATTTCCCTCTTTTTTAGCATTAACTTCACTATCAAAACGCTTATATGTTGAGCTGTGAGCTACCCCATCAGGAATGACAAGTTTAAACTCTGACCGTTGAAACCATCTAGCAATATTTTCTGGAGTGATTTCATCTACTGGCAATCCCATATAATACTTGTCCGGTTCATCGCCATAAACAACTTTTACAGGCTCTAGCACGTTCAAAACACCTGCAAATTCATGTTTAAGGCGCTCAAGAGCCTCACCATCACGCTCTTTCATATCAAACTTGATGGTATGCTCCTTTTCCCCACGTTTCACTTGTTGGATGTTAACGCCCAATGAGGGAGCGTTATCAAATGTAACGCTCCTCTTGTTTCCGATAGGGCGGACAATATCCTTGATCTTGATATATTGCGACAAATCAACGCCGTTGAATACCATTGTTTTCGTCATTCAAGAATACCTCTCATTCTGTTATCTCGTCTTAGTTGTTCTGATTGATATTTAGCGAATTTATCGCCTGTTTTAGCGACTAATGTCCCATCGTTTAAGTACATTTCGCTCGGTCGTCTAACAGCCGTTTCAGCCACATCTAAGGCTTTCTCTAGCAATTCGCTAGATTTATCCATAGTGACCTTGATTTTCTCAGCTATTGTCTGCTTACTACTTTGCTTAACAGTCACTTGAGCACCTAGTTTCTTATTTAAACCAAGTGCAATTTCTGGTCTAGCATCAATCATCATGCTGTCTTTTAATCGCAACATGGATTTTTCAACAACTCCAGCATCCGCATCAATACCAACAGCAATCCCTTGAGGGATAAATCGTCCGACTTCATCACGCATGACTCTTGATGGTGAGTGGATATCTAGAGCGCTCTTGATGGTCGCTTTTACTCTTTCAGCAATTGAGTTTGCTGTTGATAGTACAGATCCAGCACCATTATTAAGGCCTGCATTGAGGCCTGCCATAGCCATTTCACCAATAGAGACGAACTGATAATGGATTCCATTAAATGGAGCGCCAATTTGACCAGCTAAAGCAGTTACAGCATTTATAGGGCTATTTGCCCCATTATCAATACCCTCAGCTAAACCATCAGTGATAAATCCACCATATTCATTAAATACTCGAGATGGCGAATGGATGTCCATTTCGCCTGTAAAGGCCTCTTTTGTTTTGGTAGCCATATCAATTGCAGCAGTTCCAGCGGTTGCTGCTCCTTGTTCAATCCCCTCACTCACGCCATTAGGAATCTCTTTACCTAGACTTGAAAAATCAGCAGCCTCAATTTCTTCTTTAAGACTAGAAGCTTGTCCTTGAATCATAGCTTTAATCTGATCTGTGATACCTAAAGCACCTGTGTCCATCCCAGCTGTCAAACCTTTCATGGCTGATTCTCCACCTTTAGAGAACACCTCATTTAAGCTTGCTAGTTTTTCATCAGACGCATTTACCAACTCTTGGACATACAAACTACCCTCTGGCCCCATCGCTTTCAACTTGGCCAAAATACCCTCATTTACTCCACGCTCTGCCAAAGTATTTAGGTTAGTAGCCCAATTATCTACGGCCTCTTGGTTTTTTTGGAGGTTTGCAATCATTTCATCAACACTAATCGCTGACTTGAATTTGATTTGTTCAAACATATTCGTTGTGGTTTCAAGCAACTCATTGTATTTAGTACGCATGTCATCAATAGCCTTTTGTTGAGCCTTGGACATATTTTCGTATGCTACAACTTGTCTATTTGAGCCACTTTCAGCAGCGGCAGCCATAGCTTCAGATGCCGCCTGTTGAACTTGAGAGGTTTTGTCGTACTCCGTTTGCAATTCTGTCTGAGTATTTTTTAGCTCAGTTTCCTTGTCATTGAGTTCTTGCAATTTTTCTTTACGAACGCTATCGCTAACATTAGATTCTTCATTCCATTTTTTGCGTTGTTCTGCAATTTGCTTCAGTTGTTCACCAACTTCAGCACGTTTCTTCTCAATATCAAGCAAGTTCTTTTGGGATGCCTCCCATGTCGATTCTGCCTCCATAGCAGAGATTCTAGCTTTGATTTCATCGCTATTATGAGACAAAGAATCAGAGTTTTTGTCATAGGCAAGATTTAGGCCACTAACAGATGAGTTCAAGGCATCAATCTTTTTCTTAAGATTCTTCTTGTCTGCTGCAGTCTTATTTGTCTTTTGTGCAAGTTTAACGACTTCATCAGCCAATTTTTTATAGCCCTCTGAGTTACCTTTTACGGACTCTAAATTTTTTTGTCTTTCTTTAGCGCTTTGTTTTACTGAGTCATTTAATTGATCTGTACTCTTAACCAACTCCTCTTGCTCTGATTTGAGGCGTTTTGTTTCCTCACTTTCAGCAGTCAACCATTGCCACAAAGCAACAGCAGCACCAACAAGCAATCCAATAGCACCAATTACCCACCCAACAGGACCGGTTAAGGCAACTAATGCCGCTTTAAATGCGGTAGTTGCAGCGGTTGCAGCAATAGTCGCAGCAGTTTGCAAACTGATAGCACCAGTTAAAACCCCATAGAGAACAGTAGATGCTGTCAATGCTCCGTTATTGGCCAAGTTAGCAACCATTTGAGCCTTAGTTACTGAGCCACAAGTAGCTTGCGCAGCAGTCATTAAATTAATGATTCGGATTGCTCCTGCTGCCGTTCCTTGAAACGCTTGCCAAGCTCCAATTAAATTGCTTGTATATGTTACTACCGTGTTTGCTGCTCTCATAGCTAACAAAGCACTACCTAGACTAATAATTGCTGGGGTTAAAGGAGCAATAGCAGATACTCCCGAACTCAAAAGACTAAACAAAGTTTGGAAAACAGGCGTACTAGCCTTAATGATATTGACAATAAAGCTAAAAACTGAGTTGATAATTACTTTCAAACTATCAAAGTTCTCAGCAATAGTTTTTCCAGTTGTCGCTTTTGTCAATTCATCAAGCGCTTTGATTGTGTTTGCAACTCCTTTAACAACAGCGTTTTTTAAGTTACCAAAGGATGTCTGAATACCTTTACTGTTTGATTGAGCTAGTTCTGCAAAGCCACCAACACCAGCATTCAACTCAATCAATTTAGATGCAAATTGATCAAACGTAAGTTGTCCCTCTTTTAATGCAGTATAGAAATCGTTCTGAGCAGATTGTCCAGCAAAACCGAATGATTCAGCAGTCTTTTGCAAAGCATAAGGCATTGTTTCTTGCAATGTTTTCCAGGATTGCATATCAACCTTACCAGCTGATAGCATCTGACTAAACTGTTGCAAACCACGGCTTGCATCCGCACTAGATGATCCAGAGGCAAGAAAGGCATTATTAAGAGCAAGTGTTAAATCTGTTGATTTGTTTATATCGCCAGTAATCGAGGTAAGGCGTTGAGCTGTGCCAACTACTTCATTCAAAGTCGTAGGCAAACCCTCAATCCCTGCTGCAAGTTGCTTCGTTGAGCGCGTGACATCCTCTGTACTATGTCCCATTGCTTGCATTACTCTTGGGAAACTTTCTAACGTGTCAAAACGTTGAATCGCTCCGCCCAAGGAATCTGTTAGAAGATCCACCGCTTTAGAGGCAAGTTTAAAGGCGGCGCCACCAAGAGCAAACTTCTTCAGAGAATCGCTCCCTCTGTCACCTTTCTGTGCCGTTTTATCTAACTCATCATTTAGAACCTTGACTTTATTGCCATCCACATCAACAACGATGGTAACTTTTCCATCAGCCATTATCTTCTCCCTCCTTTCCTAAACTATATTTAGCTTGTAATTTGCGCATTTTATTCTTATCCCCACCATATTCTGGTTTCCAGGCTCGAATTTCTATAATCTGTTGCATGATTGTGCTGTCCGGCAAAGCGTTCAAAAGTGCTTTAAATTCTGTCCATGTCAACTTATTTTGAACTTTCAAAAGATTGATACCATAAGCTTGCAAAAAACTAGCGTAAATGTATTCTGCATCTTGTTCAAAATCAATCAATTTTTCTTGTTCTTCTTCATCTTTTGCCTTTGGCATGGGATTGCCTAGCAAATCATACTGAACAGTTTCTTTTTCGATTTCTAAAAAATGCTCTTTGATATAGATCCAGCAATCCACAACCTCTTTGATGTTGTATAATTCTTGGCCAGTTAGCAAATGGACAATCAACTGAGCTTGTTCTAGATACGTCATTTCCTCCTCTTTCAAGATTTCAAAGACATCTAGAACCTTATTAAAAGACAAGTCTATGTCATACTCTTTACCATCAATAGAGAAACTTGTGATTAAAGCATCATTTAATTTCATAGACATATTTTTTACCTAGCTATTTCTTTTTATTCTTTTTGTGTTTCTTATTACCCTTGTTGTTCTTGATTTGAGTGACTTTACCCTTGTTCAAATAGTGACTAGCACGCTCTTTCACTACCGTTTTGTGTTGCTCAGCAACTTCTTTCAATTTGTCATACAACATGATTGCAGTCTGTTCTAGAGCGTTATTTAGAGCGTTATAATCCGGATATACAGAATACAACTTGTCAAATGTACCATCGCCAAAAATAAGATCATATTGAATTTCAAGCTGTTTCTTCTCTAATTCAATAGCCCCAGCAACTACGTCTTTAGTCACTCCATTGCGCTCAATTTTGTTGTCAATATTTGCAGTTACAACATCCAATTCATATTTGACAAGGCGACGTTTGAGTTCTTCTTCCATGTCATAAAAGCGCATTAAGCTCTCTTGACTTGTATCAAACCATAGCTCTACTTCTCCGATTTTTACTGGAAATCCTGTACGTTTTAGTTCAATCTGAATATCTGTCATGTTTCTACTCCTTTTTATTGAAAAAAAGGGCAAGGCTCAATGCCCGCCCTTATCAAAAGCTATTACCCAATACCTGTCTCTTTTGGCGTTGAGTTATAAGAAAGCTTACATCCGAACGCCTCATAGTCAGAGGCAGCGCCAGAACCTGCTTTGATTTCTGTTGCAGTTGCAACTCCTACCCATTGCTTTTTGTTGTCGGAAGATACGACTTTGTGCCATAGCTTACGATCATCCCCTGTTTTGTACTTCATGCCAGCAATAAGGGCTTGAGCCTTATCGTCTGGGTCATAAGTTCCTTCGAATGTGTAAGCGCCTTTAACGCTGATTACTGTTGTTTCTTCAACCCCATCCCCATCGTAGTATGCTTGGTCATCTGTTTTCTCGTCTGTATCATCTGATACGTCTGAGATCCACTTAGCAAGTTCCAACCATGTTTCGCTTGTTGATGGTTCAGTTCCTCCATTGTATGGAGCTACAAAATGGCCACGTAGGGCGTTTTTTTGTCTTGTCATTGTTTGTTCCTCTCTATTACGATTTTCGCCACAATTTCAATTGTGTAATAATAATAGCCTTGCTCATCCTTGCCTTTCATAGCAGGCCTGCTGACTTCCATTCTCATATATTCATAAGAATTATTGTCACTTGGCAAAACTAAGTCTATCTTTGATAGTTCTGAGGTGACTAACCAGATAGTGTCATTGGCTACTGAGTTCTTTTTTGCCTTTACGGCAATTTCAAATGGCAAAGAAACTTCTTGTGTGCCATCCATATACTCTCTGTCCACTTTTCCACCTGGTATCTGATTTATAACCAGGTCATCCTTATCATCCTCAAAATAATCAAAACGTGGTTGAATTGGTAAATTTAAAGTCTTGATATGCTTTAAAAGTACATTTTGAAAGTCATTCTCTCGCATTAAAGCCCCATTCCTTTCACAAAAGCTCTAGCCCATTCTTCAGCATGCTTGCTAGTAGCAACTTGATCCCATCGTTTGCCAGTTCCCGGAGTGGTGTATCTCCTAAAGGTGACAATGCCGTTTGAACCGTAAAATTGTGCCCTAGCGTAAACTGTGCCATAAACAACAGCATCACCTTGTCCGATGATTCGACCAGAGGCTCTTAAAGCTCCTCCTCTCAAGGGAATATATTGCTCATCGTCTAGCAAGATTTGGCTAGCGACTGCAATCTTTCCTCTTATCATGGATTCTCTTGAAAGTTTATGCTTAGCTTTCTGCAATTCAACTTTAACGGCAATACTCATTAGATCACCTCAATTTCTTGACTGAATATCTCACCATCATAATAGTTAGTTTGAAATCCATTAATTGTGTAATCTCCTATCCCATCGTTTACTTTTGCACCCATCCAACTGTTATCAACTGTCACAAAAGATAGTGAGGGATAGAGGTATATAACCCCTTGTTTTTGCCTTGATTTTGAATTTCCTGTGCCAGATTTTGAATTATGATTACCAGTTATCCCCACCGATCTATCAAAGCGTACATTTTTAATAGTCAATGGCTCTGAGTAAACCTCATCCCCATAATCATTTTTGTCAGTTACTTTCTTTACGGTTATGACATCCTTTAACAAACGCTTGTCAATCCCTTTTAATAGTCGCTTATCGATCATAGGCAACTCCAACAACTAGGCTAAAGCCAGCTTGTTTCAAAGCATTTTCAGCATCCATAGACAAATTAAATTGCTGACTTGCTGATGTGCTTTGTGGGGTGCTATATGAGATTGATGTACGGCCAATAGAAACACTATTAGCTAGTTGTTTATCATCCGCTGACATAATGCCAGAGGCGTCTAGATAGGCGATTTGAAAAGCCATAGCAAGCTTAACAGCATTTTTCCGATAGGCAATTTCTTTTTCAAAGTCAATGCCTTTCTGATAAAAACCGTTAGTGTATAGATCAATCGCTATCTTTGCCCTGTTTGCCAATTTTTCAAAGTTTGTAACTTCATCAAAACCCAGCTTAGTAAATTCATCTTGTGTTAAATAAGTCATGCGTAACCTCCCTTAAAAATAAAGGGTGTTGCCACCCCTTATTTATTCAGCTTGCTCAAATTGTGTAGGCACATCTTCTACAAGCTCTAAAACTGCATCAACATCTGGAAATGTTTGCTTGAGGTCTTTATTGACTTGATCGGCATAATTCGGTTCAAGCTCAACAAATTCTCCCTCTGTCACATAAATACCAGGTGTCTTTAAAATTAGGTTCTTAATTGCTTTATACTTAGCCATTATTCTTTACCTTTATCCTTAGTTTCCTTTGGTGTTTCAAGCTCGCCACCATCTTCCACCAATTCCTCAAAGCCATCTGCCATAAGTTGCACCTCAAGCTCGCCACCATCTTCCACCAATTCCTCAAAGCCATCTGCCATAAGTTGCACCTCAAGCTCACTACCCTCTTGCACGGTATAAACTTGATTTTCTTTGATGTATTTCTTCATCTGCTACCTCCTATGCTGATTTATGTGAAACGTAAACCCCATCTTCTTGAGATTTCAAGACAAACAAATCATGATACAAACGGTTTTGGTATAGGTAACCATCACCCTCTGTGTGTTGCCCAGGAGCAAAGAGATAGATAGAGTTAAATTTGGCCTTAGCGATGATAGCCGTCTTAGCCACAATCAAGAAATTGATATCTTTACCGCCGCCAGCTTTCACAAATCCAGTTGTGAAATCAAATTGAGTTTTGAAACGTGCATCATCCCAAACCTCGATAAGTTGCACTCCATCTAGCGATGTTACACGTGTGTCAATTCCTTGAGGTGATGTAGTAGCGATTGCGCGTGTAAAGTCTTTAGCACGCTCTAGGGCATCCATTACCTCGCTAGATACATACATGACAAGGTTTGATGCTCCATATTTACGCATTGGCAAAATAGCAGCTTTCAAAATTCCATAGACATTCTCTGGCGTAATGCTATCCTCTTGCTTGAAATGACTACCATTGATGGCAGTTGTTGCAATTTTAGAAAAGCGGTAAGCATCAACTTCTGGTGTTGCATGTTCTGAAATGAATGTATTTGAGATGTTAGCGGCTGAAAGCTCTTGGTTTGTTTCGTCAACATCTGCTGTATCAACAAAAAACTCAACATCTCGGTCAAATCCAAGAGTATAAACGTTTTTATCGCTTGATACTGTACCTGAGTTGTAACCTTTAGAGCGTGTATGTGCCTTATATCCTGTTACAGAGATTGTTGGCAATTCAAATGATTTTGCACCGAGCCAATTTACTTTTGGCGTTTCAAGAATGGCAGTCAATGAGCCTTGCATAAGACGTTTTTCAAACTGCCCCTCATGTTTTGTGATGTAATTGATTGACATCTACTATTCCTCCTTTTATTCTGTTAGCCCTAATGCCTGTGCAAAGGCATCTGGTGCTGGGTCTGTTGCTGTTGGATTTCCAAACGCAACGATATTGGGGTTAGGCTTGCCATCTTCTTCTGCTTTAAAAAGATATGGGTCACTTTCCTTTAGACCATTGAGGATGTCATCTAGTTTAGGTTTGCCACTGTCATCTAGTTCAATGGCATCAACATCAATAAACTTCATCAAGGTTGATGGATTGTGTGCTGTGGTATCTTTCAAAGCAAGATTGATAGCATTCACCTTATTTGTTTTTGCCAGTTCATCAGCAGCCTCTTGTTTATACTTGTCATAATCCGCTTGCAATTTATCAATCGCCTCTTTTTGTTCAGCGCTGATACTTTCAAGCGATTTCAAGTGTTCAACTTGCTCCTCTGCTTTTGCTAACTGGCCTTTCAAACTATCTCGCTCTTTGGTGATAGTTTCCAAGGCTGATTTGTCCTCGTTGAGCTCTTTTCCTCGCAAGGCAAAGATCGATTTAGCCTGTTCCTCTGTCAATCCAAGTTTGAGTAGTTCCTCTGTTGTAAATGCCATTTATACCTCCTTAGTTCTTTTTAGGTGGACAACTCCCACCGAAAAGCAAAATATTATTTACTATTTCAGTTTACTTTGGATGGAATGGGATTTTTTACGGTTTTAGGCACAAAAAAAAGAGGGTTGTTTAGTAACCCTCTTGATAATTAGATATATGCTCTTTCTCTACTGTAATCACGGCTTAAAAATTCGTGTTGTTCTACAAGAGCTCTTATTTTCCCTTGATAAGCTCTAACTTTTAGCCTCTCAGCTTGTATCAGATCATCATCACCTAATGTACTAGCATAGTGCAATCTTTCTTTGTGATGCTTAATATTGCGCTCTAAGGCTCTTTGTTTAGCCTCGATGCGTGCATTTTCTTCTGCCTGTTCTGGTGTTAGGTCTTTCATATAGTCTGGCAAGTCTGGTATTTCATTTACTCCTACGATAAAAGGCGTAAGATAATGACCGCAATGGACACCTAAACATCCTCCAGCAGTACCAAAACCATAATCTAGCAAACTATGAATAGTAAGGCCGTTTATTGTTCTACCTTGACCTTTAGTGACAATCTTACCTTGCAATGGAGCACATGCAGCTCTAGCAGACGACTTGATAGAGTAGTAAAAAGTATCTATCCCTAATTCCTCTGCAGGTCTTGTACGCATATCATTGTAAACCCTGTAAGTTGTCGTTTTGATAATCGCTCTGGCATAGCTATCTGCTCGCCACTCTCTCCCTGCGCTGTCAGTAAATCCAGTAAAGCCCTTTTTTTGCCAGCTCATGATAGTATCATTTAACGCCCTGTCACTTGTTTTAGTCCCTGATACCACTTGGGCAACTGTCTGCTCTACAACCGACTTGAAAACAGTCTGTATGCTTGCTGGTAATGTTGAATTGATAAGATTAAGGTCACTTATAGCTTGTTGAGTATAGGACTCAAGAGCATCGATTACACCATTTCTAACTTTGCCACTAGATTCCCTTTTCAAATCTTCCTCTAGTTGCTCCTTTGTATCCTTATAGACCTTTAATCCCTCGTTAGCAATGACTTCTCTCAAAAGACTTTCAGCAATTCCTGTACGTTCAACAATAATCTTTAAGTTCTCCTCATTCAGCATGTACATATCGTTGAGTTTTTCTAGTTGCCATATATACGGATTTTTCGCAAGGTCAGCATTGCCACGCTCTTTAAGTCGTTTTATCATGCTATCAAACAACTCAATTTGCATTTTAGAGTAAATATCACTCACGCCCTGCATGTGCAAAGAAAATCGCTGATCATTTAGAGTTGGCATTTTACGTTTATCAGTCATTTTCAACTCCTTATGTGTCGTTTATTGTAATTTATAGCAGTTTATAGCTCTCCCTCTTCTGCTTTCTTCTCTGTTTTTCCGTACAAAGCAAGCTCTGCATCGCTCTCTGGTGGCAACTCTCCATTGATTTCAGCAAGTTCTTTCTCTGCTTCTTCATTTGTGATGTTCAGTACTTTAGCAATACCTCTTTTCTGTGTCGCAAATCCAGCTGCTACCATCTTCATCCAGTAATCAAGCTCTGCATGCCTATCAGTAAATACACCATCATCCAAATTAACTGAAATATCATCAAGCTCCGGAATTTCTCCGCTGTAAATCCCTACCGCTTTGCCCAACTCACACATAGAAACACAAAGCTCTTTGATAGCTTGCTCAACAAGCGCAACAATGCTATTTCGCATTTGATAGGTGTCTGAGTTCTCGCTTACAATCTCCGTTGCTGTCTTGACCCCTTGCCCATCAAATGTAAACATGCCACTTGATACACCTATTTGCATTTCAAATAGTTTCAAGCCCTCTGAAATGGCTGAAATATAATCTGATGAGCGGATAGGAGTTGTGAGATCAATAATGCTACCACTATCCATATTGCCTGCTCCTACTTGCATGTAAACATTTTGGTCAGTATCAAAACGTCGCTTAAATTTGATTTCACCGTGGATATCTTGTACTTTGAGCTGCGTTATTTGCTCAGGCACAATCACGCGCCTTTGACCCATCTTAATTTCCCACATAAATTCATCGTACGTACGATTAATAAAATCAATAGTGGTCTTGGCGTTGTCAAAGATTGATAATCCAAGAGGGCTGTTGATGTCTTTATTATTCATTCCTGGTGTCTTGAGATAAACAAACAATGGGCGTGATAGTCCTTGTATCGTTGTTACTGGTTGCAAGTCAGGATATAGCTCGCTCAAATTTACACGATCACCCAGCGTGCTGTCTGATGTTGATTTGTAAAGCTCGTTAGTAATGCGGTATAGGTTCTTATCCTTTGTACTCCCTACCTCTTGGCCATCCTGAGTTACCCACTCATGGAACTCAACTAACGTGTAATATACATTCTTTTTACTCTCTGACTTAATTGTCTTTGTGAGGATTGCAGCGCTTGATACATCTTGTGTATTGCTTTGTAATGGCAAAAATACTGGTGCTTGAATAAATGCCACTCTAACCTTATCTCCATCAATATAAGGTCTCATAGCAAGCCCACCCAAAGCCAGACAACTCTCTAAATACCGCTCAAAGTTTTTGTTAAAGCGGTCATTGCCTAGCATATCATTAAGAAAGTCATTTAACGTATCATCATCTGCTGTGATCTCTGCTTGTTCATTATAGACAAGGCTAGCAATCTTTTTGGCTGCAGTTCGTGCAATCGGCAAGTGTTGCATCTTTCTACGCTTTCTGTCGCCATCGGTGTTGATGTACTCGACATCATCAAATTTAGATTGATAGTAAGCTAGATTGAGCTGTATCCTGTTAAATTCGGATTGTGTGACAGCTACCTTTGGGTGCTCCAAGATACTGTTTAGGTTCGATGTTTCCATGTTATACCTCCCACGGTTGAAAAAGTCTTTTACTTTTTGAATTAAGTTCATTGTTGCCCTCCTTATGAATTACCAACACGCAAACCAAGTATCTTAGAATTGTCTAATACAAAATACTGGGCAACATCGCATGTATGGTCATCATCTTTGATGACATTTGGGTTATCAGACTGCAGTGTCTTCTCATCCCACCTGTACATCTTATGTTCTTCAATAAATACCTTGTTATTCTCTGTATCAAGGTAATAAAAGCGACCTTGTGCTAATAATGATTGGAATGTATCAATCATTGTCACTTTCTTCAATTTAGCCACTGGATGCCATCTGATACTGAAATCAAGATACATCTGGTTTCTCAATGCTCCCTCTGCGCTATCAATCGTATATTGCAAGATAGGTATTCTGTACTTGCTGATAACTTTTGTGGTGAAATAGTAAATGTCTTGTGATAACTGGCTAGGGGCTTTTTTTACTGCTTGACCTGCTGGGCTATAGTACCAAGTATCAAGCAAAATCACCTTACCTTTAGCAGTTATCCCAAAAGCACAACATGCAGTAGCTGACTGCTGATGCCCACCATCCAATGCAAAAGATATACCTATCAGCCTATCATCACTAGGCAAAGCATCTAACGGGTGAAATGTACTCATGTTATAGATATTATTCCCTAAACCAACTGACTCACCTAGATAGACATACCTGTAATAATCATAGTCATTCTTTTTGATACGCTCGATATCAGCCAACATCTGATCATTTACAAATCCTAACTCATCATCAAGATAAGTGCTAGAATGGCATAAATAATTATCTTGCGTATTCATTTCCTCATACCACTCATTTATCCAACTGTACGGATTGATAGGAGGGTTGTATGACCAAAAGATTTTAACAAATTGAGCGCGTGGATGTTTTTGGCGCATAAATGTAATGTTGGTCTGGTCAAATTCTTCTGCGCTTGAAAATTCAGCAGCCTCTTCATACCAAACAGCTATAATATTTCCGATGTTGTTTGATTTCAACTTTTGGTAGTCATCGAGGCCGTAAAAATAGAATGTTGAGCCTGTCTTTTTATGACTTATCTTAAATGGGCTGACTGTCATCTTAAAGCGACTGGTTAGGCCAAATAACGATAGCCCCCATTGGATTTGATTGTACACACTATCACGGATTGTATTAGCTACTTTACGGATAATGACAATATTGGCAGTTTCACCCCTTATGATGTACCAGGTCATCATGACAATCAGCTTTAAGGTAATAACTGATGATTTGAATGAATTTCGCCCACCTTTCAAAATGTTGTAAGGTTTCTTAGATTTCCAAACACTCTTGAAATGAGGATTGACATTTTTTTGAATATCAATTATCTTCATCGTCACCCTCCCAACTATCAATAATTGTGATGGTGTCATCTTCCATTTGTGTATCTATCAACTGTGATTTTAATTTCTCAATCTCAAGCTCTAGTTTTTCAGATTGTTTAGCTGTTGGATATCGTTTCAAGATTTCAGTAATAGCTTTAATAACTGTCGCATTATCTGCTTTTTTGATATGTCTCTCTACTTTTCCTGTTGTTGGATTAAGTATCAAAACCTCCTCATCTCGTTTACCTCTAGCGATTTCAGAAAGGATATAGAGCGCCTCTGTCGCATCCATGATGTTTGACTTGTGCAGCTCTTGCATCTGCTTATTTATGTACTCTTTTATCCCAACATTTCCCAACAGTTCAGTAATACGATTATTGGCATAACTCTCACTATAACCAGCCTTAATTGCTGATTGATAGCCGTTTCCTGTCTTTATGTACTCATCTGCAAAGCGCCTCTGTCTTTCATTCATTCGCTACCTCCTTTCCAACAAAAAAATCACAAGTATTGCTACTCATGATTTCATTTTATATGCTAAAAGAGGGGATGTTTTACTGTTATTTTTGTTTTAGGGCACAAAAAAAGCCCCCTATTAAGGGGCTAAGATGTAACGTAGTAGCCCGGATTCGAACCGGAATCTCCTCCATCAAGGCGTAATCCCTATATACTACTCCCTACGTTTCTTAGTGTAATTATACCACTCCTTTTTGACTTTTTCAACAAGTTTACGCTCTTTTGGTGTCAAATTGGTTGCACCCTTTTTGCTTTTCTCGTGTTCTGCATGATTATAGCCGTGATGAGCATGTGGTTTCATACCTTTATGCACATGATCTAAGTCAATTTGCTTATTACGCTTATTTTTTGTATCAAAATAAACAATACTCTTGGGTGTGTTTTTGTTCTTGTCAATAAGTACGTAAACTCTACCTTTTGTCATCGTTTCCATTGGAGTCTTTTGTGACCCTTGCTCGTTTTGAGTAACAAATTTTATATTACCCACTTTATGTACAGTCTTATATTCTGTCCCATACTTTTTGCCTTTATCACTCATTCCAGAGCTTGCCCCTCTACCGCCCATTTGTCCATCCTTTCTGTTGTATCATTTCCAAAATAAACTACCTCGATACCTTTATAATCATAATCAACCTCACCACCATATACCAAAATACGCTTTGGCGCTATCTTTTCAATCATGGCATCCACTCCAGCTTTCCACAATTCAAAGCGCTCTTTTCGTTGTTTTATGCCTACTGTACTGATGGCCACTGTGCTATGTTTCGGCAAACCATCAAAGCAAAACTCATGGCTTTCTTTATTTGCCCACGATACAGTAGGTATAACTGTATAGCCCCAATTCTGCATCATTTGGCCTATCAATCTTGAGCGATAAGTATTCCAAACCTGCATAGCTATTGGCATGTCTGTATATAGGCTAAAATCTGGTGTAAGTACACAATCAAAATCAGCTAGTTTCTCTAGGTAAAAATCTGGGCGTTTCCAAATTCTTTCAAACTGGTAATCATCTAGGAAAAAATGCACGGTAGCTGAGTAGTCTGGTTTATTCAAAACATAGTTAAATCCCTGTAGCTTTTTAGGTACATGATCAACTGGTTCAAGAGTTGGTAAATTATATTTACCATCTGTGCGCGTCGCATCATAATCCAGCAAATTATACTGATTAATAGTATTCTGTCTGTGATATGGTTTTGTTGGCAGATTATCCATATTATCCTCCTAATCAAAAAACCTATGTATCTTGATTATAGATACATAGGATAGGGTATTTTTACGGTTATTTAGATAGGGGGATGTACTTGTAAGTTGAAACAAAGTACATATCAAACCATTTGTTTATATATGTGTACGCTGGGCTAGGACTTAGATATAAAATTTTTTGACACGCGCCGATCACATTGATATTCTCAAATACATAGACCTCTTTTATCGTTTTTAACATTTTTCTATCTGATTTCTCGATATATTCATCTGTTACAGTTTTCAGATTTACCAAAAATACAGACTGCTCAATGTTATTCTCTAAAAATGCCTCATGTATCTTTTGCTCCAAGATGGTTTTTTGAGGATTTTTCTTATCCCTCAAAAAATACCACTTTAGCCAATTGATTTCTCTGCGATGGATAACTGACAAGCGCTCTATTTTTTTCTTCGTCATCAGTCATATATCACCCCCCTCATCATTTATTGTACAAAGTCACGTTACTTGAGTGAGTGTAATACTCATCACCGTTTTCAAAAGTAACACGAATACTATCCTGTTTCTCGTACTTCGCCCACTGTTTGACTTTGCCCTCTACGATTTGCCCATCTACCATTTTCACTTTTGCGTAATTAAAAGTGAAAGTTGTTCCAAGGACATCCTTGTTTCCACATGCTGCCAACCATACAAAAGATAAGCCAAGCAATGCGATTGCTAATAGTTTTTTAGATTTCATTTTTCTTCTCCTCATTAACTTTCTAACGCACAAATTCGTTGACCAGATCGCTGATAAGAAACTTCCAATCAGATTCTCTAAATGTCAAAAAACGATCTGCGGTCAAATTTCTAACCCTTTTATAAAAGAGTATCTTTAGTTGGATTGATTCACCAACAGTAAGGAAGACACCAGGGAAACGATGTACCGAATGCACTCTATTCCCGTATCCAGAAATATCTAAATGTATTACCATTTCTGGATATGAATGCCCAATCTTAGCTTCAACTCCGAGCTCAACTTTGACCTCTTCCACAATTGGAACCTCGTTAAAAATTGGTCGTGCAGAAAATAATGGCGACGATGTTTCTTGTTTTTTTCTTCTTCCCAAAAATGGATATTTACAAGGTCTCATTTGCCGTCCTCCCCAATAATATCCAATACTTTCAAAAGTTTATCTACTGAATTTTGAGTGATAGAAATATGATGTTCTCCTAAATTGTAAGGTGTTCTTAAAAACAAGATATTAGGGCCTAGACAGATGCGTCCAATATCATCTATGTTGATAAGCTCATCTTCAGTATTTCCTCTATAACAAGATTGTATTTTAACAAATTTTGTCATTTATTCCACCTCCTCTATATCAAACACTAATCTATAATGCCCTTTCTCCTCACTCAAGCCTCCATAGACAAAAGATAATTTTTTGATAACCTTGTGATTATCGTCTGTCCAAATACCTGCATCAGTCATGCCATCAATGATAGCCTTGACTGTTGGGTACAAGTTAGGTGGATCTAATTTAGATTTAGTAGGGCTGTAAATTGTAACTGTAACCTCACAAGGGTTAGAGGGGCTAAAAGCAGCCCTCCCTTTATCCTTGTTCATCGATGTATGCCAATAAGCAAAAGCTCTAATGCGCTTAGTAACTTTAGCTTTATCTGTTTGATGTTGCCTGTCATTACTGTTGATAACCATGTTTAGAGATTTTAGCTTAGTATTTCGAGGCAAAGAAAACTCAAATTTCACATCTTTCCCCTCCTCATCCTTTTAATTATATCTGCAATAATTCCAGACCATTCTTCATTTGTAGTCTCCCTAAAGTCAAATTGTGACATTTCTTCAGCCTTTTTAAAAAGAGCTAGTTTCAAGAAAGACCCATCTTTTTCCGAAAAATCAAAGTCACTTATTAAAGTTGCTGTTCTAATTCCCTTACCATAGCCATCTACTTTTACAATAATCCTTGTTTTATGAAACTCACGGAGATATTCAATTTGAACCTCACCTCTCAAATCACATCCATCAACTTTCTTTAGCATCAATGAAATTTTTTTGGTTTCACTTTCTTTTCGTGCCCCCATGAAAGGATATTTTTTAGGCTTCGCCATCATTCATCCTCCTTTATTTCTTCAAATAGCCTGGGGCATCGTCGCCCACATTGATACTCTCATACTGTTCTTTCGTAACAAGAAACTTGCCATAAGCTCCAATTGTGACTGTATAATGCCCATCAACAATAGCTTTATCTGTTACTGTTCCGATAAGCTCACCACCAGCATTGTCAACTTGATAAATAATGACTGGTTTTCTTTTTTTCAATTCATCCACTTGTTGCTCCAGCTTGGCCACCTGTGGTTTATAGTGATTTTTGGAGATTATCAAACCTAGGTTTAGCATTGATATTGACAATGATGCAAGTGCAAAAAATAGACCAACTCGATTTTTATTTTTCATGTCATGTCTCCAAAATCTTTATCACTGTATAAATCAAAGCGATAGCATAAGCATCAAAGATAAACCAAACCACCTTGTCCGCTTTTCCTTTTTTGTAGGTTTTGTGCCCAGCAACGAAAATCAGAATAGCAAGGAGTAAGCAAGCGCTGATAACCATCAATTTCAGAAATAAGATCATCTAATTACCGCCTAACTCTTCAACCACTTTACTTACAGCTGCTAAAATCTGTTCTTTTGTTTTGGTGTCCTTGATATCATCAATCCCCTCAACTTTCCCAGTTTCTACATTGATAGCGATTGTTCCAACCAAAGAGCTATCTCCCTTATTTTCATCAACTTCTGCAAGTACCTCTTCAACACTCTTACCATCCAGGATGTCCAACAAATCATGGCTAACACCATGCATAGTTTTAGCTGCTTTGAATCCATCACTGTCTTCTGTCAAAAGATAGTAGAGCATTGCCTTTTTACCAGCATCATGTAATGCCTCAGCGAACTCTTTCAAGTTCTCTACGATAGTTTCAGCTGATACCGTGTTTTTAGTTTCTTTAGTCATTGTTTTTTCCTCTCTTATGCTAATACTGTGATATGTTTTTGGTCTGCTAATTGCTCTTTTAGATAGGCTGCAATGTTTCCTACTGCATCAGCTACCCAACGCTTACCATCTGCCTCGAATAAAGCCATATTGGCTTGCTTATCAAGCCTAAAGACAAATAGGCTTGCCGGTTGCTCAACCTCGCTAAATGTACGATATGGGCGCAATGTAACTGGGTTAGGTGTTTTCCCTTTAGCAAGGCTTGCCACTCCTGTTTTAACTGTTGCTACTTGAGATACTCCATTATCTTCAATTTCAGCCCCATTCTCAATTTTCAATGCGCTAGCAAACTCTAGCAATGTGTCACGATCATTATCATCAATAAAGTTTGATTGCAACATGATGTTGAATTGTTCTGGTGATAGGAAACGTCCAAAAGATAGCTCTGGGATGCGTGCCTTAACATCAACAAGCAATGTGCGATGTTCGAGCTCATCATTTTCAGACCAAACGCACACCTCGTCGTTTTTCTCAACTGCTACAATCAAGCGTTGGTTTTTCAAATTGTTGAGGTCAGTTTTGAGATAGTCAACAAGGCTTGTTAAGGTTGATAGCTCCAGAGTTTTAGGATAGCGTTTAGGGTCAAGTTCTGTAAGGTTGAATTTGTTAGCATCATAATACTCTGTGCCATCTGCAGCTGTTAAAATTTCTAACCCACATTCATTTAGTTCTACTGCGTATTCCAATGCTGCTTTAAGATTTTCTGTTGTCATATTAGTTACCTACTTTCTTTTTGTTGAAATCAATAATATCTGGTTTTGTTTCTGCTTGTTGTTCAATTTCTGCTACTGGTTGCCCAATATCAGTAAGGATTTCCCCATTTTCGTCAAAGTACATCTGACCAGGTACTGTACTTTTCAGCTCGTTAGCGTGTACCAAACCTGTATCATAGTCGCGACCAACAAGGATTGTAGTAGCTACCGCGTTTTGAGGTGCAAGTTTCGTTTTTACACCCAAAATAGTATCAACCACTGTACGCTCTTCATTTGCTGACATTGTAAGTGTGATAGTCACTTGGCGTTTAGCTTTAGCCTCTGTGTTAAGGTCTAGGATGTTATCAAAGACTTTTTCAAGCTCTTTGTCTAGTTTCTCCTGTAATCCTCCATCTGCAATGTGGGTTAGGTCTAACCCAATAAGTTTCTTATCCATATTGTCCTCCCTACTTCAAAAGTTTTTGTAACTGCTTTAAGCGATCTTGACTATCTAACAACTCCAGATAGGTTTTTTGGCTGATCAATACATATCCTGTCAGATCATGACCTAGTAAAGTATCATCAACAAATAGCTCCATTTGCTCGGTTGGGGTGTCAAAGTGAGACTCTGCATCTGTATCCTTTTTCTTTTTCGTAAATGTATTAGCAATAACCTCAATTTCTGACTCGTTACTTAAAAATGATGATACTTGAGTATTTAGAGCATCGGCAAATGCCTCGATTTCCTCATTCGTTGGAGTTGTAACATTTCTCTCGATGTCACTTACTCGATTTTGACTAATGCCAACCATAGGGGCAAGATCATACTGAGTAAGCTCTGCCTCTTTACGGATAGCACGCATTTTAGCGCCATCAAATACTTTCATCTAAATACCTCCCCTCCATCTGAGTACCATTTGTTTTTAAGTACATGACGTGCAATCTCGCATTGCACTTGTGGTTTCTGATAATAATCCACTTTTGCTTTATGCTTTTTGATAGCTTGCATAGTGTGAATTGTAACAATCGCTGCCCATGTGATGGACATCAAAGTTGTAAGTACCATAACGATTTCAATTTTTGTCATTTTCTGTTTCCTTTTCAAATTGGTTTAAATAGGGTTAATTTCCTCCTAACCCCTGTGCTATTGCAGCAATAACATTTACTGTTACGCTGTTGCCTGCTTGCTTGTATAATTGACTGTTAGAGTTGACCTCCTGCGCCTTGTCAAAAGCCCAATCAGGAAAACCTTGTAACCTCCAGCATTCTCTAGGTGTCAGCTTTCTAATCCTAAAATCAGGCTCAACCACGCCTTGACTCTCTCCAGTTAAGAGAGTATTTGCTATCTTCTTACCTACTCGCCCTCTGCGTGTTTTAGAGTTAGGGTGTGACAAATTCACGCTATCCCCAACCTCTGCTTCTGCATAACCTTGAGAGGTTGCCTCTGTTATTTTTAAAACATTATTTTCGTGATAGCTATTCCTAGTCAAAGTAGGAGCGATGTCATGCTCTCCGCCTTTATTATAACCATGACCACGCTGAATGATTTTAGGTTCAAGATTTCCTCCTTGATACGCTCTGATTGTTGGTGAAATACCATCAATCTCATAAACAACGCCGCTTTGATTGTAGTTTGGTTGCAGAACACCAAACTGCTTTATTTCATTTTCAATTAAAACTTTTAACGGATCTTTTTGTGTCGTAGTACTACACAGGGTGGGAGCTAATGAGTCAATTGAGACGACATCACCACTTTGCGATTTCCCTTTTTTTCTAATATTTCCAACCTTGTTTATTTTTGGTTGTTCACAAGTAATCGCTGCACCATCTCCGCTGAGAGGAAATACCTTTCGTCCACTTCCTCCTCTAAGATGTCCGATAATGAACACACGTTCCCGATTTTGGGGGACTCCAAAATTTTTGCTGTTAAGCACTTGCCATTCCACATCATACCCCAGTTCATCCAACGCTGAGAGGATGACCTCAAAGGTATTTCCTCTGTCGTGGTTGAGGAGTCCCTTGACGTTTTCAAGGAATAGATATCTGGGTTTGAGAATAGATGCGAACCTTGCGATTTCAAAGAAGAGAGTTCCTCTTGTATCTTCAAATCCTCGTCTTGCTCCTGCAATAGAGAAAGCTTGGCACGGAAATCCTCCACAGATAACATCAACATGTCCGATTCCTCGAATAGTGTCATCTGATACTGTTGTGATGTCATGTAATTCAATTTCTCCTTTCGTATCGTGTATAGCTTTATAACTAGCTCTAGCGAATTTGTCTATTTCACAAAATCCTATACATTCATGCCCGGCTGATTCCATGCCGATCCTAAAACCTCCAATGCCAGCAAATAAGTCTAAGAATTTCATTTTCTGCACTATATCACCCTCTCATCTTATTTCTGATGGTGAAAGAGTGTTTAGGTGGTACATCCTCAAAGGCATCTTGAAACTCTTGATTGATTTTGCGGATATTGAAAGGCTCGACGGCATGGAAATAATAACCATGTTCATCAATTTCCCCCTCGATACCAGTTGCCCACGACAAGAAAACAGCTTGTTTACACGATGGGCAAGTGATAGCCTTGCGATGTGCTCCTACCTTGACCACTTTACAATGTCCACAAAATGGGCATTGTAAGTCGGCTTTAACTTTGATAAATTCCATTCAGCACCTCTTTCTAAAACGGCAAATCATCATCACTGATATCCAATGGGTTTGTCGGTCTGCCAAATGGATTGTTATCACGGGTGAAATCAGGAACTGGATTTGTTGTGTTCCCCTCAAAGAAACTACCTTGTTGTCCGTAACTATTTCCATTTTGGAAATTGTTCCCTGTGTTATTTCCATTTTGGAAAGAACTGCCCTGGTTGCTGTAACCCTGTTGTTGATAACCGCCATGATGATTTTGATGGCCTTGATTATTTTGCTGACTGTTACGACTTTCTAGTAATTGGAAATTACTAGCAACAACTTCTGTGACATAAACACGTTGACCTTGCTGGTTATCATAGCTACGTGTTTGAATTACTCCTGTGATACCAATCAATGAGCCTTTTTTAGCCCAATTAGCAAGATTTTCAGCTGACTGTCTCCAGATAACGCAATTGATAAAATCAGCATCACGCTCTCCAGCCTCGTTCTTAAACGGACGGTTTACAGCAAGAGTAAACGTAGCAACCGCAATATTAGATTGCGTGTATCTCAGTTCGGCATCTCTTGTCAGTCGCCCTACTAAAACAACGTTATTTATCATCCTTTACCTCCTCTACTTCTGATACCTTGATTTCATTTGAACCAAACTTTAATAAGTCGGCGTATCGTTTCACAAACTCAATAGCGGCCATAAATGAATTTTCTGCATTGATTTCTGACCCCAAATCAAGACTTGCAATTTTACCACTGACATAAAAACATCTCATAGGTCTGACTCCTTAACAAACACACCATCCACCATCTTTCCTTGACGGTCTTTGATTTCATTCCATGCCAATTCAAGGCACTCTGTCAAAGTCAAGTCAAATTTCTTAGCAACAAACATCAGATAAATAGCAATGTTACGGCTACTTAACTGAATTTGAGTGCGTGCGTTAATGCGATTTGTATTAGTTGAAACATCAACCAAACCACGCGCAATCAACCCAATTTCATTAGCAATGTGCAAGTACAGTAACTCTACTGACCATTGATCTACATAATGAAAGTTATGCTGTCCGTTCTCATCTGGATTGAGAGACAAATGGATTTTAGAAAAGTTCATCTGTTGAGCTAGAATAGTCAAGACAACCATCATATCGCCAACGCTATCAGCTATCTTTTCCTTATCCTTTCGTACTGTCGCACCATTGAGCTCCCCCCACTCTTCATTGAGTTTGAGCATTTGAGATAATGGGCTTGCTTTGTCAAGCTCCTTAGCTGTTGACCAACCTTTTACATTTTCAATCAGTTCATTAAATTTCATTGTGCATACCTCCTGTTGCAATATTCACGTTCTAAGCTATCTAGCCCCACTTTTAAATACTCAATAGAGTAGGTAGCAAGGCTTTTCTTTTCAATTTGCGAGAGAGGTCTGTTAGCCTCCTCAAATTCTAAAATAAGTTGATACTTTCTAAATTCCACCTAACCCTCCAAAGTTTCAAAGCTGATAAAGTTATCCTCAAGCCATTCTTTCAACTGATCAAGCTGAGATTTTCCACCATGCAATGTCAAACGCAAGTTAATTGTTAAAGGCTCGCTAGGCTCAAATTTTGCCACCTCTCGCACGTTTGGTTTTGGTGTAATTGTACCCTGTTCCAAAATCTCGCCCGTTTCGGCATCATAAGCCTTGATATTTGCATTTGCATTTTTCTTGGCCAATTGAGCAATTTCTTCAAGTCGTTCAGCTTCCGCTTTTTCTTGAGCCTCTTTCTGCTCTTTGCGTGCAATCTCAGCATCTCGGTCAGTTTTCATCATCTTGAGAATATCAACAAGACTCTTACCATCTTCAAGATGTCTGATATAGCTATCAGTTGGCAAATTGTACTCTTGAGTTTGCTCTTGGATAGCTTGCTTGTTGGCCTTATATTCTTCCAGGGCATCAAATTCTGAAAGCACTAAAGCATCCATTTCATCAAGTGTTGTCTTTTTCAGCTCATACTTACCTGTTTTAAAATGTTTCTTGAGACTGTACTCATCGTATTTGTCAGCAAATGTGGATTTTTCAATCCCTGCGACCATACACTTATCCTCAAATGTGGCACGCACAACATCCACGCGCATCAATCGTTCATGTTCATCAATCGCATTAAGTCCTGATGTGATGTTTGCGATGACATTATCCAGTGGCTCAACTGTTTTCTTGTACCACTTCTCAAATTCCTTGTATGGATTATTGATGTTGTTTTTGATTTCCTTACGTCGAGTTTCCAGCGCCTCTTTCAATTTATTAAGGCGTGTACGCTCATCATAATCAATCTTGTAAGTGGATACTGTCACCTCATAATCTGTGTACTGTGCAACGATTGCTGCAAGTTGTTTCTCCACGCTATCATAATCAACATTGATTACTGCAGGTTGAAAATCTACCTTGATTTCTGTTAGGTTGTTAGTTACATCTTTTACCATGTCTTATACTCCTTGTTTTTCGTATGCTTTTTGAATTTGTTTAGTGAGATATTCCATCACTATGTTATAGCCATCAAATGGCACTTTGTGGAAATCGTCTATTTGGTACTTGCTCAACACAAAATTGGCAACTGTATCAAATGGCGCTCCCTTAATCGTCGCAATTTCTTCAACGTTCTTGATGATTTCTTGATACTGAATGTTATCAATGTACCTTACTTGTTGTTCTTGGACTTGCTGGTTGTTTGGTTTCTGTTGCTGATTATTCTGCCCCTGTACTTGGCTTTCTTCTAAAGGGTACTCATCAACATCTTTTTCACCGATTGCAAAGAGCCCTTGTAATGCGTACTTTCTAGCGTATGAGCTTACTGCTCCTGTCCATTGAGGCTCTTGCATTTGTTTTCTTTGCCCTTTTTGAGTATTTAAGATAGGCACTTGTCCTAGCTCAGCATAAGCCGTTGAGCTATAAGACTCGTCCCCTTTTGTAGCCGTTGCAACTGATTTAATAAATACTCTTTCAGACATCTCAAAGAGCTCATCTGTTAAAATTACGATCCATTCGCTTTTTAGTTCTTTAAACGCCGTGTAAATATCCTCAGCATTACGAAAAGCGTATTTCACATCTTGCGCTTTCTTTTTTGCTAGTTGCATTTTTTGTTGCAACTCTGGAAAAGTTAAATCTGCCATATTATCTATCCTCCAAGCTTGCTAAAAGGCACATCCCATGAATAGTTAGTAAAGTTTTCGTTTACAATATCCTTGATGATTTCACCTTTTGAAATTTCAATTTCCTGTGTAAATTCCATACCCATTTCAAAAGTGAAAATTTTAATATCAACATCAAACTTACTAGAAATTTCTGTGTAATTGTCAGCTGATGCTGCCCATGCTTGTTTGAAATCTTCAAGTTCGATAATCACAAAATCATCATCCAACCAAATGTCAATATCTTTACCAGAAATAAACGCACTCCTTGTACCGTTTATATAAAAATAATCATTCTCAGTTTTAAATATTAGTAGAGTACCATCGTGTTCCTCTTCAAGAGTTGTACCGTGATTTTCTAATAGCATCTCTTTCAATGCTGATACAATATTTTCTGTTTTGCCTCTTAATTTAAGAGTACCCTCTGCCCAATTTGGCATATTTCTTTCCTCCTTTAAAAACTCTATAAATCCCTTATTTCTATAAGGATGAGTTTGTTATTTGTTAGTAGTTATTATTCTGCTATCGTGTCATCTTAACGGTTTTAGCCATTTCTTTCTTCCATGACTGACTGCCTCGATATTGCAGATAAGTATCAAAACCTTTGATTGTGACAAGCTGACCATCATTTCTGAGGTGTTTCTGTTGACTAGGCAATTTTTTCATTTCTCGCCTCATGTCTCCCGCTTGCCGTTTTGAACATCCAAAGATGTGTGCTAGTTCTTCATCGTTAGCTGAAATCTTCTCGATGATCACATCTTTAATTCTCACGATTTGAACTGTTTCCATTTTTCCCCTTTCATGTTATAATTAAGTTAGATTTTTTAGAAAGTGTCTGAGTTTCTCAGATACTTTTTTTGTGTACTCTCTTTTATTTATTAAGAGTAGTAGTACTTATTGTTAGTTAGTATTTATTGTTATTTAATACTTATTAGTGTCTTATTTTACAACGTTGTAAAATACAACTTTGTAAAATACAATGTTGTAAAACGCAACTTTGTATTAATCAATTGTGGATAATTCAGACCATTTATCTATTGCATCATTAAGTCGTTGTAACATTATTTCAAATTGAAAGTCAGTTATCTTTGTATCTGAGAAAAATCTGAAAGTCTGAACTCCTCGACCTCTGCCGAGACTTTTTTTGACCATTCGCATATAACCTGCATCGTTTAGTTTTTTTAAATGTCTTAAAATCATTTCCCGACTTACATTGAGACGTTTAGCTATTTCTTCTGGATAGACAATCCAATTTTCTTTATTACTGAGAATAACCATCAATATACCGATTGTTGCAGGTTCAAGATTTGGATCTCTCAGAAAATCATTTTTAACTGCTGTATAATCCTCAGTCGCATTTCTGAAAGATTAGTTGAACATTCAAATTTTTAAAATCTGTCATAATTTCTCCTTTCTAGTTCTCCTCAAATTTTTCCCATGATTCATTGATCCGCAACTTTTTATTGATGCGCAACTTTAAGTCATCGCTCCCTTTTCCATCCTTGAACAGTTGCGTAATCGCTGATGGGCTAACCCCTACCACAATAGCCAAGTCTGTCTGCGACCATCCACGTTTTTCAATACGCTCTTTTACAAGGCTGATCCATTTATGATGCTGTTGACTCATATTACCTCCTCCTTTTATTTTTAATAGAGTTAAAGAGTTAGTAAATTATTTTATAAAATGCTTGACAACTTTTACACCTTAGTGTAAAATGAAGGCATAATTAAAAACCTTGATAAAACGTTATATCTATCAATTCACTTGCTCGCCAAAGCTGTTTTATTTTTAGATAAGTTTTAACTTTGTTTTTTACTAACTCATTAACTTACAAAAACTATTTTACACTTTAGTATTATTTTTGTCAATAGAAAATAACACTTTTTTATAAAATATTTTTTGTCATGTCTTAGAAAAGGTGATATGACAATGTTTTCAACACTTGAAAAAATTAAGGAACTCGCTCTAAAACGAGGAATAAGCCTTCAAAAAGTTGCTGAAGATTTAGGTTATAGTATAAATTACCTTTATACTTTGAAAGAAAAAACTCCTAAATCTGACCGTTTACAAGAAATTGCCGACTACTTCAACGTGTCCACTGACTACCTTCTTGGTCGGACGGATAATCCAACAATAGCTGATAAAGAGCAATTCTTTTTTGAGGGCAAAGAGGTAGATGTTGAGGAGTTAGCCTCTACCGCTATGCGTTTCAATGGGAAACCACTAACTGAAGAAGATAAAAAAGCAATTCAAAACATAATAGAGATCTATCTCAGAAAACAATAATAAAGGTCGGATTGTTTATGACTGAAAAGGAATTTTCTAAAAATCTAGGTATAGATATAGAGATTTTTGAAGATGGTCTATTTCCAGATGAAGCCTTTTACATCCCCACCCTCAAAACAATGTTTTTAAGTGATGCTATTTCGGATGAAAAAAGGGTACAAGTGGCTTTACATGAGATAGGCCATAGAAACCACGCGCCAGATACTTATCAGCTTTTTAGGGAGAAATGTGAGCTTGAGGCTAATAGGAATATGATCCACCACCTTATGAAAGCTGAGTTGGATATAGCTGAAGATGCCACTACATTTAATTACCTGGTTTTCATGGAGAAATACAACCTAAAAACCATTGCAGATGAAACAATGGTTAAAGAGGAATATTTAGCTTTACTTAATTGAAAAAGGAATAGGATAAAATGAAAAAAATATTTTCTATATCATCTGTTTTACTTTGTGCACTTTTTATTTCAACCGCTTGTACAAATCAAACACAAAAATCATCCAGCGAACCGACCACTCAGACATCATCATCTGACGACATCAGCGTAGAAGAATATTTTGATAAACTATTGACTAAAGTTGATAAGGTCACAAAAGACAATTACAAGTCAGATGATTATAAAATCTATGATTACAAACCTATTCTCCGAGAGCCGGAAAAATTCTTCTCTTTAAAAATGAGAATCGACAATCTGGAGATAGTGCAAATTTTTAAAGAAGGCAAGTACACGAAAATACTTGCTACACAACCTAGTGGTGATTTCTATATGCTGTTCATGGAGACTGAACGTATAGAAAAAAGATTTTTAGAAAAAGATCATTTGACTGTAAATGGACGTTACTTACTTTCTTACGAGTACACTACCAACAGCAACAAAGAGAAAAGCGTACCTTTAATTTACGTTGATGCGTATTTGATGCTAAAAAATTAAAAAATCCCCACGCTCAAATTTTGGCCAAGGAGAGCGTGAGGTGTTCAGTATAGTAAAAGGCATTAAAAAGCCCTCTTTACTATACCCATTTTAACAAAAAAGTGAGGTAAACGCAATGTGGATGGAAGAATTGCCAAACGGCAAATATAAATTTTTTGAGAGATACAAAGATCCATATACTGAAAAATTAAAAAAAGTATCAGTCACGATGGAGAAGAAAACACCTCAAGCAAGAAATCAAGCTGCCATCTTGTTGCAAGAGAAGATAAATAAAAAAATCAGCACAAAACAAGTAGAAAGCATTACCTTTAAAGAAATCTATACCCTTTTTTACAATTCTTGGTCTAAAACAGTCAAGGCATCTACAAAACACAATTATACTTTTGTTGATGCAACTATGAAAAAAGAAATACCATCTGAAACTTTACTAACTAATATTGATAGACGGTATATCCAAAGCAAGATTGAAAATATTATTGATAGTAAAGGATATCATACAGCTTATAGAGTTCGCAGCAGGCTTAAAAGTATCTTCGATTATGCAGTTCAATACTCTTATATCCAAAATAACGAGGTTAATTACACGGTTATTCCTAAAAAGCCAGAAACTTTAGAAGATATTGAAAAAAAGCGCAACAAGTTTTTGACTATGCAAGAAATCAAAGCATTAATAGATGAACTAAACAATCGACCGTATCAACAAAAATATGCTGATATGGTAACGGTTCTTGCTCTTACTGGGATGAGATATGGAGAGTTGACGGCATTACAACTCAAAAACATAGACTTTGAAAATAACAAGATTGAAATTACAGGTAATTTTGACTCAATCAACAAAATAAAAACATTGCCAAAAACCAAGAAATCATATAGAACTATCCTGGTATCAGACGCAGTTATAGAGGCTATACAACGCCAAGTGGCGAGGCTCAGTGAACGATTCCAACCATTGACAAGTGATGATTATATTTTCTGCTTTGAAAATTGGAACAGTCCTATCACGCTAGCATCCTTCATACAGTCTTTGAAGAAATACGGGGAGAAAGCTGGAATTAAAAAAAATATATCTAGTCATATTTTTAGACATTCACATATTTCCTTTTTAGCAGAATCTGGACTCCCGATAAAATCAATTATGGATAGAGTTGGGCACTCGAATGCTAAAATGACTTTAGAAATATACTCCCACACTACGCAAGATATGGAGGGTAAACTTGTAGAAACATTAGATAGTATTTTTTAATTTTGCCCCTTACTTGCCCCTTTTCTATACAAAGACATAACAAAAGCCCTTGAAATATCAATGTTTTCAAGGGCTTGTTTTTATTTA